TATTGGTAAGGCACAATTACTTGAAACACCCATGGGTAAGATTGCAAAATCTCTTATCGCAGAAGGTGTAACACTTGGAGTTTCTTCTCGTGGTATTGGATCACTGAAAGAGGACAGGAATGGTCTTAAGGTTGTTGGTGAAGATTTTCAGTTAGCAACTGCTGCAGATATAGTAGCAGATCCTTCAGCTCCTGATGCTTTTGTTAATGGAATCATGGAAGGAAAGGAGTGGATTTGGGAAGGAGGTATCCTTCGTGAACACTTTGTTGATGAGACTAAAAAGAGGATTAATACTCTAGTTGGTCAAAAAGCACTTGAAGAACATAAGATAAATCTTTTTAACGATTTTTTATCAAATCTTTAAGTTCTATAAATAAATACAGATTAATTTAAAAATATCTAACAATGTCCGTTGGTAGCAATTTACAAGAAATGGAAAACGTAGTAACTAAAAATGCTGCACCTGGTGATCCAATGCACAAAGGCCCTCAAGAGAACACTCCTGGTAGTGCAACTCCTGGCCAAGGTGCTATTGAGGATTTAGGTGGCCCTACTCCAGAAAACTATAAGCCTGATAACGATTCAGCAAAATTAGCAGTTCCTGGAAAAACTCTTAAGCAAGTTAGGGATGTAGTTAACAAGAATGCTGGTAAGCCAGACCCTGCACCTAAAGGTGTTAAGGAGGAAGAAGAGAAACCTGAAGATCAGGTAGTATCTGAAGAACCTGCTACTGAAGAGGAAGTTGTTGCCGAAGAACCTACTACCGAAGGGGAAGTAGTTGCTGAAGAGGAGACTACTGAAGAAGAAGTTGTTGTCGAAGATGCAGTAGAAGTTAATGTTGATGAAGACATTAATGCTCTCATTGAAGGCGAAGAACTTTCTGAAGAGTTCCAAAACAAGGCAAGGACAATTTTTGAAACCGCAATCAAGTCCAAGGTTTCAGAAATCAAAGAAGAACTTAAGAACGAGTATGAGCAATCATTAATCGAACAGGTTGCTTCTATCAAGACAGAAATTACTGATAGAGCAGATGCTTATCTCGAATATGTTGCTGACGAGTGGTTGGAAGAAAACGCACTTGCAGTAGAACAAGGACTTAAGGCAGAAATGACTGAATCATTCTTAAATGGAATGAAAGGTCTTTTTGAAGATCATTATGTAACAATCCCTGAAGAAAAATATGATGTTCTCCATAGTATGGTAGAAAAACTTGATGAAATGGAAGATAAACTCAACGAGCAAATAAACAAAAATGTTGCTCTAACAAAAAGGTTATCAGAGTCTACTGCTGATGTTATCCTAGCGGATGTATCAGAAGGTCTAGCACTTTCCCAAAAGGAAAAGCTTGTTTCTCTTGCCGAAAATGTTGAGTTTGATAGTGAAGAAAAGTACCGTGAAAAACTAGAAACTCTTAAGGAATCATATTTCAAAGAGTCTAGTGCTAAGAGATCTCACACTGAAACCATCTCCGAAGGTATGGAAAAGGCACCTAAGACAAATTCAAGTCTTATGGAAACCTACCTAGCGACAATGGGAAGAGTCTCTAAAAAATGATTTTTATATCATAGATCAAACTTTTAAACTTTAAAAAGGTAAAAACAAATGCAATCGATCAATTCTGATCATCTGCAGGAGAAGTGGGCACCTATCCTAGACCATGAAGGTATGGATAGTATCAAGGATAATCATCGTAGAATGGTTACCGCAGTTCTTCTGGAAAATCAAGAAAAAACTTTAAAAGAGGAAAAGGAATTCCTCAACGAAGCAGCACCTACAAACTCAACAGGTTCTGCAATCGACAACTTCGATCCAGTGCTTATCAGCCTGATTCGTCGTTCAATGCCAAACTTGGTCGCATATGACCTAGCTGGTGTTCAGCCAATGAGTGGTCCTACTGGACTTATCTTTGCAATGCGTTCTCGCTATACCAATCAAACGGATACAGAAGCATTCTACAACGAAGCAAACTCAGCATTCTCTGGTGTTGGTGTTGGATACACTAGTGCAGAAGTTGATGCTGGTATGTATGTTGCTGGTTCTCAGCAGTCTTCTGTTGGTATTGGTACTACATTACAACAGGGTCACAACCCATCAGCACTAGACGGTGGTGCATCTCCTACAGATCATTCCGACTACAACGTTGGTCAGGGTATGACTACTGGTAATGCAGAAGCACTCGGTACAGATAATGCCTTCAACGAAATGGCATTCTCAATCGAGAAAGTCACCGTTACTGCTAAGTCTCGTGCCCTAAAGGCTGAGTACTCATTAGAGCTTGCTCAAGACTTGAAAGCAATCCACGGATTGAATGCTGAAGCAGAACTTGCTAACATTCTTTCGACTGA